TAACGGCTCAAATATTTTGACTCTTTTATTAGTTCTAATTTGATACCCTACATTTTTAATATTTTTAAAAAATATTTCATAATTGGATTTTTTTAAATTTTCAAGTTCTTTTAGTTTTGGCTTATAAGCAACTATCAATGTTGTATTAACACCAGTTTCTGCAAATACATTTGCAGGCAAATCGAACGAAGCCACAATCCTCATTTTGCTTAATAACCATTCCCGAGCTTTTTGCCATCTATCAATTGAAGTTAATGAGTTTGATAAAACAATACCAAGTCTACCATTCTCTTCTAATACTCTATAAGCATTTTCTAAAAAAATTAAACCCAAGTCAATCCATTTACCATTTCTTGCTATATTCCATAATTCATATAACTCTGCAATTTCTTTTTCTCTTTGTGTCTTTGGTTCAAATTTTCGATCTTCACCAAAAGGTGGATTTGTTAGAACAACATTGAATTTTTTTAATGAAGTATAATCGTTCGACCATTTATCCCATTCACCATTTTTGTGTAATGAAGGTATTAGTGAAATAAGATCATTATTATTATCAAATTTATAAAGAATAGATCCTTCACTAGGTTGAAATTTGATTTTTGCGTTACCATCTCCATTTAGTAACATATTTAATTGGGCCAACATTATCATTTGTCTATCATTGTCAATTCCAAAAATATTTTCATCCGATATTTTTCCTTTTGATAAAACATATGAGATAGATAAAAAATCACCTGTACCAATTGTTGGATCAATTATTGTTTCATATTGTTTTGGGTTAATAATTCTAACTAAAAATTCAATTAAAGGTAGTGGTGTTAAAAATTGTGCTTTATCCGATTTTGCAAAAGCATTAGCAAACTTATAAAAAACTAATTGATAAATATCATTATTTGAAGAACGTGTGAAACTGAAATCTTGTAAACTATTAACAATTGTTCCTATAACTGCAACATGTCCTTCATTTCGCCAATCAATAATGGATTTACTTAATATTTCTTTATATGTGTGTTGTGCTAATTTATCTAGTTGTTCAATCCTATTTTTAAAATTTATTATATTTTGGTCATTCAAAGTTCTATAATCTCTTTCTTCTGGCTGAATATAAAATTTTAGTTTTTTAATATCATCAAACTCAAAGTCTTGAATAAAATATTTGAGCCATTCGCTTTTTTTCTCATCAAATATTTTTAATGCAATCATTTGAATAATCATTTCATACCCTCTTTGATCAAGCAGGCTTACTTTATCTAAAGATTTTAAAATATCAGATATGGAGTTATTTATTTGATTGCTAAAAACACCCGTTATTATTTCTAAATCATCTAAAGTTCTTTGGGATCTATCAATTCTTGGATTTAAAATTTTATTCTTTAATTGATCGAAATTAGGTGTTTTACTATACGCATCGGTTAAATGTAGAGACAAATCCTTGGTATTGCTTTGTTCTTTTTTTAAATTAAAGCTCTCGTCTAGTCTAAGAAAGTAATTTATTTGTTTTTTAAATAAATAAAGTCTTTCTGTATCATAAATAATACCAAGGCAAAAATCTTGTTCGCTTTCTTTTAAAGCAGGTTTTAATTGTTGATTCCAAACTGTTTCAATATCTTTGCTATTTTCTTTTTTAAATTCAATTACACAAATCAAGTGTTTTCTTAACCAATCTAGAGAAGATTGTTCCTTTTTATTGTGGAAATTTTTATAATGCTCAAACCATTCTACACTATCAAAAATTGCGGCATCAAATTTAATAGGTGCAGATGTTTTATTTCCTTTAGGAAAATGAATTTCAGTCCCTATATAATCTTTAGCATACATACCAGAATTTACTATCGAGGATAGGAATTGCCATTTATAAAACTCTTCGTTTCTCTTACCTTGATTATTTTTGATAGTAACTTTCTTGTTGGTTTCTTGATTTACAGGCAAGAAAGCATCAAAAGTCTTTGATTCACCATATTTGGTGTCAAACTCGCTCTTAGCTACAGTAAATGTTTTCATGCTTTATACTCTCTCCAAAAACCAAAATTTTAAAAATACAAATATAAACATTAAAGTCGAAAAGTGCACAGCATTTTTTTAAATATTTATACAAAATTGCATTTTTACTTGTAATGAGTGCATACATTCAGTACAGGTATTGAGTGCTTTTTGGCTTGCAGAGAAATAAAGTAATTTTGAAATGGAAAAAAGATGCAATTAGTTGAAAGTTGAAAATTGAAAATTGAGAATTGAAAGTTGAGAAGGCAATTAAGAATGAGAGTTGTATAAATTAAAGTGAAATTTATGTGGAAAGAAGTATTCAAAGCAGGCAAGCATACAGATGCAAACGGAAACGAGCGTGAATGGAGTTCCGAAGATATAGATACAATCATAGCAAAGTATAACAATCAAATGCCTGACGATAAACACGAAGCACCAGTTGTAATCGGGCATCCTGTGAACAATTCGCCAGCATACGCTTGGGTTGAATCTCTCAAGAAAGATGGTGAAACGTTACTTGCAAAGTTTACACAGATTGACCCGGAATTTGAACAACTTATCAAAGAAGGCAGATATAAAAAAGTATCTATTGCTCTTTATCCTGATATGATGCTAAGACATATTGGTTTTCTTGGTGCTATTCCACCAGCAGTAAAAGGTTTGAAAGACAGTGAATTTAACAGTACTGATAATTTTATATGTTTTGGAGAACTAAAAGGCAACACAAGTACAACAGAAACGGAACAGAATATTAACAATGTTGGAACAAACAATAAGCAAAATTTGAACACAAAGGAACAGATGTTCAACAGATGTTCAACAGATGTTGAGCAAAGTGGTAACAAAATCCAACAAATTAAATTAAAGGAAATTAAAGAAAAGAATATATATTCTTCTCCCTCAAAATTTAGCAATTTTGAAGGACAGGAAAAACCTTTTTCACCCAATCAAAAATCAATCAATTTTCAAGGAGGCAATATGCCCGAGACAGCAGTGTCCGCTAAATATTCAAAGCTATTTCAGGAATTGTTGGGGTGGCTTGGTTCTACATTCAACGAAGAAATTGCTAATCAGACCGCAGAAGAACTTGAGAGGATTAAAAGCAAATATCTCAATGGTTCTGAATCGAAAACCGAATCAAAACCCGGTACTGAAGCAAGTGAGCCTGACGTTAAGCAAAGTAAAGAGTTTCAAGAAATGCAAAGGAAACTTGAACTTCTCGAAAAGGATAACCGAGATATGAAGTTCAATGATTACTTCAAATCTCAATTAGGACGTTTAGTTCCAGCACAAAAACCAATCGTTAAACTTGCTTTTGAAGCAATGAAAGATAACAAGGGATTTGAGTTTTCGGAGAATGGAAGCCAAGTCAAGATGTCTGGAGAAGATTTGTTAAAAAGACTGATTGAATCTTTCCCTGTGCAAATTGAATTCAATGAAATCACTAAGCAAAATGCTTATAGTGATTCAAATGACCTCGAAGGACAAAACAAGTTTATTGATGAATACTATCAAGGGAGATAAGAAATGAGTATTAATCTTGGCATAACTAAACTAACTGACATTGAGCCGTATAATGATATTTTTGCTGGCTTGCATCCAACAATGGAAGTCAGTGAAATTGTGGTTTTGACGGGGCAGAACCTAAAACGAGGTGCTTGTTTGGGACTAATCAATGCAGAAGCAAATGCTAACAACGGCAAATATATACTTTGGGATGAAGATTCCGATGATGGCTCTGAAGTCCTTAGAGGTATTCTTGGCTGTGATGTTGATGCTACAAGTAGTGATGGGAAAGGTTTTATGTACGTTCACGGCGAATTTCTCAAAGCAGGTCTTAGTGCAGGGCACGAAATTATTCCGGGTGTATATAACAATGGCTCAATAGTGATTAAGGAGGACAAATAATGAGTGCTTTAATTGATATGTTTGAAGCAAGAAGTTTGACTAATGCAATGGTTAAAACAAAAGTACCGGGAACCTTTTTGATTGATTTGATATTCAAAAACAAACAGTATCACGCTGCAGATAAGATAGACATTGAGATAATGACTGGTTCAGACAAATTAGCTCAATTTGTAAACCAACACGAAGGTGCTATTCAGATTAAGAAAGCATCGAAGATAGTTAAAACATTATCTTTGCCAAGAACCTTTGAAAAGAAACTATTTACTGCTTTGGAACTAGCTAATTACAAATCGATCGGCAATATATATGTAACAAGTCCCGAAGAGAGAGCCAGACTTGCGAACCAAATGATTCTCCAAGAGCTTGAAGAGCTTAAAAACAGAATCATTCGCAGACGTGAGCAAATGGCTTGTGAAGCTTTATCAACAGGCAAACTTACAGTAAGTCAAGACAATATTGACTTTTCAGTAGATTTTGAATTTGAGAATAATAATCATCTTGTTACTCTTGGTTCGACTGCTAAATGGAGTGAATCAACTTCAAAACCTTTGATGAATATAAGGTCTTGGAAACGAGATATTATGAAACGTTGCGGAATGAACGCTGATATTCTGATATTGGGAAGTGAAGCCGCAGATGCCTTTGTAGCAAATGAATCCATAAAGAAAGAACTCGACACAAACAACAATCGGGTTGGTGTAATGGATTTGACTCAATCTCCTACCAGAACAGGAATGTTTATAGGTCGCTTGATGGGAGTTGATATTTACGAGTATAACCAGCAATATACAAAGGCAGACAATACAACTGCAGATATGATTAACCCTAAAAAAGCAATTATGGTTGCAAGCAGTTCACCGGGTTTCAGAGTTCACTACGGTCCTATTTACAGAATTGAAAATGGTAACTTGAAAATCTATCAAAATGAATTGTTGGTAGAAACTAATACAAATGAAGATAAGACTGCTTTGGATTGGAAAGTAGAGCAAAAGAGTTTACCGACTATTCACGAACCTAACGCTATCATTTCGGCTACGGTATTGTAATGTATTGCACAGTTCAAGATATAGTTGATGATTTAACTGAAAAAGTTGTTGCTCAATTAAGCAACGATGAAGAGCCAAATGTTGTAAATGATGAAATTGTAAGTAAATACATTTCGGACGTTACACAGATAATTGACGGTTATCTTAGAGGCAGATATGAATTGCCAATTATAAATGAACACTCAATACTCAAAAAGATTTGCATTGACATTGTGAAATACGAGCTTTACAAACGAAGAGGGAAAGTATTCGACAATATACAAAACTTTTACAAAGATGGAATTGCAACACTCGAAAAGATTCAGAAAGGGATGATTACGTTGAACGAAGGCACAGCAGAATCAAGACCAGGATTCTTTTTAGTTTCAGAAAGAAAACCTGTTTTTGATAAAACAAAGTTGGAGAATTACTGATGATGATAACAGAAATTGAATCTGCTATTGTTGATAAGCTGAAAATTGACATTCAAGACTTAGCAGTTGAGCCATTTCCTGATAACGTAAAGGATTACGAGTTATTACACCCAAAAGGTGCAGTACTTGTGAGTTATGAAGGTTCTAACTATACTAATCCAAGAATTGAGCAACAAGCAAGGATGCTTGAATTTGATGTTATCGTAATCGTTAGAAACCTACGTTCCCATCTTGGTGCTTATGAAACTTTGGACAGAGTGAGACAGTCGCTAACGAATGATCTATTTATTGAAAATATGAAATTATATCCTATTTTAGAAAAGTTTTTGTTTGTTGAAGAAGACAAATGGCACTACGAAATAAGATTTATGCTTCCTACTGTTTATTTTATTGGAGAATAACGATGGACTTTGCAAATGGATTGATTAACAATGCTATACAATTCGGACTTTTGATAGTTGGATTGATTACTTTCTATTTTATGCTGAAAAGAGATAACAGAAAGGCAAACGAAGAAGTATTTTCAAGTAAGTTAGCCGAAATCGAGAAGTTTAACAATCTCGAAAAAAGAGTTAAACTTCTTGAACAGAGAGTTGATTTATATGATGATTGGGTTCGGAAAGAACTTGAAGACATCAAAAAATTACTGAATGACTTAAACAAACAATTTCATAATCATTTAACATCAAATCACAGGAGTTAGCGATGAATACACAGATAAAATCAGCTGTTGATTTCATACTTAGAAATGCAGTTTGGCTTATCATCGGAATTGTAGCAGTTTTCTTCTTACGTCCGGGAACAGCTGAAATACAAACTTTTCTTTTTATAGCAACTCTTGAAGCTATGTCATTATCTTTATCAGGAATAGCTCTATTTACCTACACTAAGATACCTTTCACAAAACTAATTATGGAAGGTGATGACAAAGAGCTTAATAGTGTTGAAAGGCATTCCATAATGGTTGTATTAGGTTATATATTCTTGGGAGTGCATATATTGGTAGGTCTTGTTGTTTTAGGTGTATATATCGCTCAGTTTTCACATTAAGGAATAACTATGAAAAGATTTGTTATCATAACGATATTGCTTCTTTTAGTCGCCACCGTTGAAACTTTTTCTGCTTCAAGATATTTAATATCTTGTGATAGTGACCTGTTAATGGTTTCTCGTGATAGTTTACTATCGCAAGTAGGTATTAAAGAAAAAACTGGAAGAAATGATGGACGTGATGTTGAAGCTTACCTTAGAAGCGTAGGGTTGGCAAAAGGTAATCCTTACTGTGCAGCAGGACAATATTGGTGTTTTTACTCATCAGCAAAAGATTTGGGATTGCCTACTAAATCTATCCCAATTCATAAAACAGGTTCTACCGTTACTATGTTTAACCACGGTATAAA